GATGATGTTGAAATCAAAGGTGCCGAGTTAAAAGACGGCCTATTGACGGTATCTTTAGAAAAAATTATACCCGAGTCAAAGAAACCAAAAACAATAGATATTAAGTAATTAATACCTAAAGTTGTAAAGAGGGGCGGCCTATTCATTTAGGCTGCCCTTTTTTTTATGGCCGGCTTTGCTTGACAATGTTGGCCATTTATGTTAAATTAGAAATTGCGGATATAGTATAAAAGTATTATTCTAGCTCCCAAGCTAGAGAAATTGGGGCAGTACCAGTTATCCGCTCCAAAAAATGGCTACAATTGAAAGACATCGCTATAAAAAAATCAATAATAAATGGGAAATTTTTGAAACTGCCACATTACATTATGAAAAAATTTCTTATGATGAACAAACTATTTTAAAATACAAAGAAAAAATAATAAATGCTCTTACGCCTGATTTTTTAAGTAAAAAATATAAAGAGGAAAATAAAAAAAATCCTATGTATGGTCATTGTTATCATGCGACTCAGGCTATGTATTATCTTCTAAACACTGATACTTTAGAGTCTTACACAGCATTAGATTATAAAGGAACTCAACATTGGTGGTTGAAAGATAAAAATAATGGTTTGATAATAGATATTACAGCAGATCAGTATTTTAGTGTAAAAGAAAAGCCCCCATATGATAAAGGAAAAATTAAAAACTGGTATGGTTGGAAAAATAGACCGCACAAAAGAACATTTAAATTGATTATGAAATTAATGCCTGAAAGTAGATTGACAATTAAATAAAAGTGTGATAAATTAAATTATGAAATACAATGAAGATAAAATTTTAAATGAAATACTTGAATATATAAAATCAACTTACGGCCAACACTATTCAACAGGCAAAGATGGTTTTCAAGTACAAGATTTATTTAAAACACTAAACATTGGAAAAGATTTTTGCCATGCTAACGCAATTAAATATTTGTGTAGATATGGTAAAAAAAACGGGTATAATCGTGCTGACTTGCTTAAAGCGGCACATTATGTTATACTATTATTAAACTATGATAAGGAGAAAGTGAAATGAACCTAACAAGCGATACACTGGCCATACTAAAGAACTTCAGCGAGATTAACGGAAATATTCTTTTTAAACCAGGAACACCTTTAAGAACGGTATCTGAAATGAGAAACGTTGTGGCAGAAGCTGCAATATCAGAAAAATTTGATACTGAATTTGGCATACATGATCTACCACACTTTTTAAGAACGTATGAGTTACTTGAAAAGCCTTCAATTAAAATGAATGGTGGTGGTTATATGACCATATTAGATGAGAAAACAAAACAAACTATAAATTATACATTTGCTGATAAATCTATAATTACAACACCTAGTAAAACAGTTGCGTTACCAGATAAGTATGTAGCATTTACAATTAAAAGAGATGACTTTGCTAAGATACAAAAGGCCGCATTAACTATTGATTTACCTGATGTTGCAGTAATTGGTGATGGTAAAACAATTACATTTACAGCAAAAGATAAAAAGAATAAATCTTCAAACAAATATTCTTTAGTTATAGGTGAAACAAATAAAACTTTTACGGCTTATTTTAAGGCAGATAATTTTAAAATAATACCAGACGACTATGATGTGTCTATTTCTAAAATGAAAGCAAGTCACTTTATAAATCGTTCAAAACCTATACAATATTGGATTGCATTAGAACCAGATAGTACCTTTAATTAGTCTGAATTGAAATTTATATTATGTCAGACTTTTTATGGGTTGAAAAATACCGTCCTAAAAAAATACAAGATTGTATTCTTACAAAAGAACTAAAAGATACCTTTTTAGAATTTGTAAAGAAAAAAGAAATACCTAATCTTTTACTATCAGGCACAGCAGGCACAGGTAAAACTACTGTAGCTCGTGCCTTATGCGAAGAATTAGGTATAGACTATATCATCATAAACGGTTCAGATGAAGGCCGTCAAATAGATACATTACGAGTAAAGATAAAAGACTTTGCTTCAACAGTATCGTTAATGGCTTCTGCCAAACATAAAGTTGTAATTATAGACGAGGCAGATTATATGAATCCTGAATCTGTTCAGCCAGCATTAAGAAATTTTATTGAGACATTTCATAAAAATTGTAGATTTATATTTACTTGCAATTACAAAAATAAAATTTTAGAAGCTCTACACAGTCGCTGTACCGTAATTGATTTTGCAATTAAAAATGGTGAAAAGGTAAAAACAGCAACACAATTCCTTGATAGACTTATCAACATATTAAATATAGAAAAAATTGAGTTTGATAAAAAAGTATTAGTAGAACTTATACAAAAACATTATCCAGATTTTAGAAGAACAATAAACGAATTACAAAGATATTCGGTAAGAGGTAAAATTGATAGTGGTATATTGTTTAGTTTATCAGAAGAAAGTCATAAAGATTTAATTAAAAAATTAAAAGATAAAGACTTTAACGGTATGCGAAAATGGGTTATACAAAACCTGGATAAAGAACCTAGTTCCTTATTTACAGAAATCTATGACGTATTGTATAAAAATTTAGAGCCTAAATCAGTGCCTCAATCAGTATTAATTATTGCTGGGTATCAATATAAATCTGCCTTTGTCGCTGACCAAGAAATTAATATGGTCGCTTGTTTAACTGAAATAATGGCCAATTGTAAATTTAAATGACACTAGCGGGTGTAGCTCAAAAGCAGAGCGCCTCGTTGCCAACGAGGAGGCTGGGATTGCAAAACTCCTCACCCGCTCCAATATTATGTACGAATTAAAAGATTATTTAAAGGCGATTAATGAGACAAAAGATCGCTTACTTGACAGTGACGACCCTATGTGGGTAAAGAAATATCCGCCTTATGTTGTGAATCGTTGTTTGTCCATGTTTTGGGACACACTAATGCCAGCAAACGAAATGAACGGCCTACACTTTCTTCCTAAAAGACTACAATTTCATTTTTTAATAAATACCATTAGACAAAAAAAAAGGTTTGGAGGTAAGTGGTTGACACAATCCAAACTTAAAGATTTAGATTATGTAAAAGAATATTATGGATATAGTAATGAAAAAGCGAGAGAGGCTCTAACAATACTATCCAAAGAAAATATTGAACAAATTAAAAAGAAATTAGATAAAGGCGGGAGAACAAAATGAGTGAGATAAAATGGTCAATAGAGGATATGTTAGAGGTGACCATCAAACAGCCAGACGATTTTTTAAAAGTAAGAGAGACACTAACACGAATAGGTGTTGCGTCCAGAAAAGATAAAACGTTATTTCAATCTTGTCATATATTACATAAACAAGGCAAGTATTACATTACACACTTTAAAGAATTGTTTGCTTTAGATGGCAAAACGGCCACATTAACAGAAAACGATATACAAAGAAGAAATACAATTGCCGTATTGTTGCAAGATTGGAATTTAATTGATATTGTAATTAAAGAAAAGGCCGAAAACAAAGCGCCTTTAAGTCAAATCAAAGTATTACCATTCAAAGAAAAAAAAGAATGGAACCTATTAGCTAAATATAATATAGGTAAAAAAGTTGCAAAAGATGATGAAAGTAAAACAAATGGTGAGTAAATGCAAGTTCCTACATTTAGAGACTTTATAAACGAGGCAAAAAAACCAGATGACGAACCGATAACGGTTGCAGTCATTACCAAATCTGCGCCTAAAGTTAGGCAGCAAAAAACTGGTAATCGTAAATCTAAAAAAGAAATTACCGTAAGTTTTATTGAACGTTCTTGTAAAAAAAGAAAAATACCTTGTTTTTTAATCAACACTAAACACTCAATCATAACAGATAAAGACGAAGAAAAAAATTCTTTAACTATTTACAATTATGATGGCCAAGATGGTGAACATACATTTATAGGTAAAAATACTGTGGTGATTACAAGAGCAGGTGCAATTGAAGATGAAGCAGGTCTATCTTTAATTTCTGCCTTTCAAAACTCTGGTGCATTTATGTTAAATACAAGAGCTTCAATGTTAAACTGTGATAATAAACTTACATCAGCATTGTTGTTTGAAAAGTTTAACATACCTACACCAAAAACTGCTTTTGTATCAAATGAAAAAAATATTGAGAGTGCTTTAAAAATTATTGGTAATAAATTTCCAGTCATTATAAAAACTTTAACAGGCACACAAGGTATTGGTGTTATAAAAGTAGATAGTTATGATTCACTCATATCAGTAATACAAGCTCTTTTTAAACATGACGCAGAATTATTAATACAAGAATATATGGACACAGACTTTGATATAAGAACCTTTGTCGTAGATAATCGTATATTTGCTTGTACAAAAAGAGTAAAAGCAAAAGGTGAATTTAGATCAAATGTACATAGAGGTGCTGAAGCTGAACCATACAAGTTAACAAAAAAAGAAATTGAAATAATTTTAAGAGCAGCTCGTGCTTCAAAGGCGTATATGGTCGGTGTAGATCATATCATATATAAAGATAAAGTTTACGTATTAGAAATTAACGGTTCGCCAGGTACGGGTGCTGATTATGAAGGTTATACCTATGAAGACTATACGGAATTACCAAATAATACTGGCCCAATCAAAGGTAAACAATTGGTTGATAACATCATAGAATATGTTTCAAAAAGAAAAAATTGGGATAGACAATCAATCGTTGAGGTGGGTTATATTGAAACGGTAAATCTTTCTTTAATTGGTAATGTTAGAGCAAAATTAGATACAGGTAATGGCGCAGATACTTGTGCATTACACGCTGAAAATGTAAATATAAAAGATGGTAAAGTGAATTGGAAATATGATGGTAAATCTTATACAAGTAAACTCATTGGCAAGGCAAAGATATTTAGAGCAAATACTGATGACAAAGACGCAGAAGAAAGACCTGTAATTAAAATGGACTTAACGTTTAATGGTTTTACTTACAAAGATATTGAATTTGGCCTTGATGAAAGAAAGCGCTCTCAAAATGATTTACTTTTAAATAGAGAAATGATTAGAAAATTTAATGCGTCAGTTAATCCTAATAGAGAATTTGTATTAAGTAGAAGAATTAAACCAATTGACAAAAAATAAAAAATAGTATATAATATTATTATGAGTGAAGTTAAAATTTTTAGATTATCAACAGGCGAAGATATTATAGGTCAAAAATTAGAATCAAGTAAATCAGAACATATAACTCTTAAACAATCATTTGTGATTGTGCCAATGCAATCTAAAGCAGGTGGTCCTATACAATTAGCACTTACACCATATTTACCCTACGCAAAAGACGATATAATACATATTAACAAAAATATGATTATATCGGAAGTAGATCCAAAATTAGACATTAGAAATTCATACAATTTACATTTAGGCTCAGGCATAGTAGAAATACAA